ATAAAATATATAGTAAATTAATAAAATCTTTACTCGTTTTTGTGATTAGTAAAAAGAAAAATTATATTTGAATTTCAACATCCTTCTCAAGGAGATACTTTGTATAGAATAAAAAAAAGTTTTTTTGGGTAATCACCAAATCGGGTAAAGATTTTCTTTATATATAACATGAATACCATTTTCATTTTAGATAATGAAAAATTAGGTACATGGTACGTAGGTAAAATTTATACAAAAGTGAATATCGATGGTTTTCCTATATATAGAACACTTACACAGGATCAACTAAGTGATAATTTATATAAAAAATATATTAATTATGAAAATCCATATATTAATCTTATTTTTTTGAATGAAACGTATTATACTTGTCATGGTATAGAAAGATGGATGACCACATTAGATTATAAATTCAAACGTTATCCGGGAAAATACGAAGAAATTAAAAAACTTTTAACTGCTGGATGGGCTGCAAATGATACAGTAGACTATTCAAGTATATACATTTGTAATACAACTCAAACCGAAACAGATAAAGTATATACAGACCTTAAAAAGAACTGGAATAAATATACTTCATATGACCTTAAAAAATCTTTAAATAAAAATAATAAAACGGATAGTGATAAATACAATATACGTAAGCAAAACCCAAAATTTTTATTCGAACAAGCTCGAAAACACGTAGTGTATAGAATGAATAAAGGATATACACCAAAAAAATCGACACTTATTAAATATAACCTAAGTTAACGTAAACCAATCACAAAAATAGACTATAAAATGGAAGAACAATATACGCGCGCCGTGTCCTTACTCAATGGTCAACTGTACCAACACCAAAAAAAAGGTGTATCGTGGTTACTTTCCATGGAAAATCTAGACCGAGGACCAAAAGGTGGATTTCTTTGCGACGAAATGGGTTTAGGAAAATCGATACAGATCATTTCGACAATACTCGGAAACGTAAAAAAGAATACACTCATCGTCGTACCAAAATCTATAGTCACCCAATGGAAGAATGAAATCTATAAATTTGCACCTTCCTTGTCAGTGTTTATATATGATGGTTCGGATCGAACACAAGACCCCGACGATTTACTTAAATCCGATGTTGTTGTAGCCCCATATTCACTCTTAACAGAGAAGGCTATGATGTTACATAGGATAAGGTGGGGGCGGATCGTTTTAGATGAAGGTCACGAAATTCGAAACCCGAGTTCGTCTAAGTTTAAGGCTGCGTGTAAACTTCACGCCGATCTTAGATGGATTTTATCGGGTACACCCGTGTTCAATTCAATGAAAGATTTCGTGACTTTGTGTACATTTATTGGTGTTGATCGAAAGCTTGTTCAAGGTATGACGACCAAAGTCAAAAATCTCTATATATTGAGACGTACAAAAGAGGATAATCCCATGCTCGAAATACCGGAGTGTAAATTCGAAAACGTTGAGCTCGAAATGTACCCGGAAGAACGTGAATTATACAAATGTGCATTCATTGAATCACAAGAAACAATCAAGGATATTTTTCGTTCGGCGATAAATGTAAATATGTATAATATGGAAATTTTCGAGTGTTTGTTACGTGCCCGACAAAGCATGATTTATCCACAAATGTATATCAATGGTATTGCAAAGAAACGCGATGAAATACCCGAATTTTGGGAAGGTCGTTCTAAGAAAATGGAAACGTTGTTTGAACTGATTTCCGAACACCCAGATGAGAAAACACTCGTGTTTTGTCAATTCAAACAAGAAATGGATTATATACGCGAAAATTTAACGTGTCCCGTATTTCGCATCGACGGTTCAGTTTCCAAAGAGGATAGAGAAAAGCAACTGAAACTGTTCAATGAAGCACCACAAAATAGTGTATTTCTTATACAGGTAAAAGCAGGTGGACAGGGTTTGAATATTCAGTGTGCGTCGCGTATATATTTTACTGCACCATGTTGGAATCCCGCCACAGAGTTACAAGCTATTGGACGTGCGCATAGATCCGGACAGAAACGAAAGGTATATGTAAAGAAATTAGTATATTCAGATACACCAGGGTACCCATCTGTCGAACAAGCTATGATTGCTTTACAAGGTCATAAATCTCTTTTATCAGCCGAGGTGTTACGCGACGATCGATTAAAAAATCAAATACCAACTGGAAACAAAACCAGTGATACGATATCAATTTCAGCAATTCGAAATATTTTCCGGGCTTAATGTATATACAAAATGCAAACATTTGGATCAAGAGCTGAAGTGTTTCACGGAACAGCAATGAAAACGACAGGCGGATTGACAAAATCCGACCTTACACAAGACAAATATGGTGCGATCATCTCTAAAGCTGCGCGTAAAGCGGCTTTGGCCAGGATGAAATCGGAAGGGAAACAACACTTGGTTAAGGTGTTCAAACCAAAGAAATCAGGGTTTGGACTTCAACCAAAAGAGGGTACGAAAAAATACAAAACATTAGTCAAGAAAATGTTGTAATACTATAGTAAATAATGACGTTGTCTAAATGGAACGAATCCGTTCGATTAGCCAAGATTAAACATGGATTAAATCCATCTTCGTATATGGAACTCAAAGGTAAAATATTAAAAGAAGCTCAGGCTATTTACCAAATGCTTTTATTAAACGACTCTAAACGCCGATAAACTGGAACCCCTTAAGTCTCTGTGGCTCATAAACCACGAGCGAGTTAAGTTTCCAGGTCATACCAAATTTTCTATTCAAAAAATAAACACTATTCATCTCAACAACCGCCGTCCCCGATTGTCGAGCGTATAACCCATTTCCAACATCATCGTATAACGCCGTTTTGTTTTCATCGTAGACATGTGATTTAACTTTACCATCCATAGTTGTATCGACCTTAACGCGAAATTTTGGTTCGCGATCGGGGGATTCCTTGATATTAGAGTTAAACATTGGTTTGAGTTCACCAACACTCATTTTCTTACCGAAAATCTGTTCACTTTGTTCGGAAACAGATTCAATAACTTTATTTTCGATTTCACGTAAAGTTTCATAAAATTTCCTCACGTAATTCTCCTCTTCATCCCACCCCTTCATAGCGAAGTCGATGTTATATTTGGTCGCACCGACTTCGGGTGTAAACCCCGAAATTCCAAAAGGCATGTACATGCGTGGGATTTGAAATTTCATGAGTCCATCCTCGGTCGTACACAATGAGATCTTACGACCATCGTAGCTGGCAATTTTAAGTGATTCGATAGCATTTGTAAATTTAAGTGCCATTATATTTATAAATGTATATATATTAGAAACTTTAAGTTATGAATTTGTTTTTTATACGGTTACGTGTTTGGTATATGTTAACAAAATACAAACTATTTAGGCGGAACTGAATTATGGTTACTCGTGTTAAGTCTTTTAATCTTTTAATCTTTTAAGTATGATGGAAGATTATATGCATGACATATTTGTCCGTTTATCGATCTATGTCCACTAGCTGTACCTCTTGAACCCTTTTCACGTATACAATACTTTAAGTTATGATCTTGTGGGTCCCTTCTTACAATAGTCAAGATGTCTTTTTCATCTTTTATAACTTTATTATCGCCGATTCCAGGGTTTTTAAATAAAAATTCATACTCATCACCATCCTTAACTACAACTTCATCCCATTGCCCGTCGTAAGTATGATTTTTTATTACTAAAGTTTTACAATCCTCACCATTTCCTGATTTTTCTTGAGTAATCCTATATTTAACATTACTAGTGTTCGATTGATTGGTATATACATCCCACTCGTCACCAATTGTCCATTTACCAACGCAATCAATATCCGGAGGAGAAGGCATTGTTTCGTATGGTAGAATATCGGACGGTGGAGACGCAGCTGGTGGAGACGTAGTTGGTGGAGACGCAGCTGGTGGAGACGCAGCTGGTGGAGACGCAGCTGGTGGAGACGCAGCTGGTGGAGACGCAACTGGTGAAGACGCAACTGGTGGAGACGCATCGGAAGGAGGAGACGCATCGGAAGGAGGAGACGCATCGGAAGGAGGAGACGCAGTGGGTTCATCTTTTTTATCATATTTAAGAAATAAGATACCACCTGAAATAATAGAACTCAAACAACACATAAAAAATAATATTACAACAACTAAAATTATTTTTTTATTAGAATTAACCATAATAACTAAATTAAACACATATTTTATTTTAAACTAGGCGGAACACATAGAACATTCTGCTTCAAGACTGAACTGAATCGGACGTGATTTCGCTTTACTTCGAAGGTAATACATACCTGTTTTCAAACCGGTTTTCCACGCGTACATGTGCATAGACGAAAGTTTTGAAATTGTTGGACTCTCGACGAACAAGTTCATACTTTGACTTTGGTCTATATACACACCTCTATCTGCCGCCATATCGATGATTGTTTTTTGACTCATTTCCCATACGGTTTTATACAATTCCTTAAGATCATAGGGAATATCAATAATGTTTTGGACAGATCCATTTGCCTTCACCATAAGATCCTTCATTTCCTTCGACCAGAGTCCACGTTCTTTCAAATCGTTTACCAAATGTTTGTTTACGACGACAAATTCACCCGCGAGTGTTCGTCTCAAATAGATATTGGTCGTATAAGGTTCGAAACACTCGTTATTCCCTAAAATTTGGGATGTGGATGCGGTAGGCATGGGTGCAAGAAGAAGACTATTCATGGTTCCTTTCTTAACAATTTTACGCATGGCATTCCAATCGTATCGACCGCTAAACTTTGGGTCGCGATCCCACATATCAAATTGAAGAATACCTTTACTGAACGGTGACCCCTTAAACGTTTCATAAGGACCGTACATTTCGGCAAGTTCACACGACGATTCGAGTGACGCATGGTAAATGGTTTCGAATATATCAATGTTAAGTTTCCTCGATTCTTCTGAGCCGAACGTCATTCTTAACATGATAAACACGTCGGCGAGACCTTGAACACCAATACCAATGGGTCGGTGACGCATATTTGAACGTTTCCCGTTTTCGGTTGGGTAGAAGTTTTTATCGATAACCTTGTTTAAGTTACGTGTAACCATTTTCGTAACACGGTGTAACTCTTCGTGGTTAAACTCTTTCTTCTCGATATCAACGTATTTTGGTAACGCGATTGATGCGAGATTACAAACGGCCGTCTCGTCCTTGTCAGTATACTCTAAAATTTCGGTACACAAGTTTGACGATTTAATCGTACCAATATGTTTATGGTTTGACTTCTCATTACACGCGTCTTTGTAAAGCATATATGGGGTTCCCGTTTCACTTTGGGATTTAATGATTGCTTTCCAAATCTCAGATGCGGGTACAACTTTAGTTGCGATACCTTCAGATTCGTATTTCTCATAAAGTTCCTCAAACTCTTTACCATACACATCAGAAAGACCCTTTGCTTGATCAGGACAAAACAAAGACCAATTACCATCAGATTCAACACGTTTCATGAATAAATCTGGAATCCACATAGCTGAAAAGAGGTCTCGACACCTCGCCTCTTCATCACCTTGATTCAAACGAATTTCGAGAAAATCGAGAATATCGGCGTGCCATGGTTCCAAATAGACTGCAATAGACCCTTTACGACGTCCCGCTTGATTGACATACCTTGCAGTCGAGTTATACACACGTAACATTGGAATAATTCCATCGGACGTACCGTTCGTACCCCGAATATGGGATTTGTTTGCACGAACATCGTGAACGTGTAAACCAATACCCCCAGCCCACTTACTGATACGCGCACACTCTTTTACAGTATCATAAATACCGTCGATACTGTCTTCCTTATTTGCAATCAGGAAACATGATGACATTTGTGGTCTGGGTGTACCTGCATTGAACAGAGTTGGTGTTGCATGAATGAACAAACCTTTCGATAATGCATCGTATGTTTCCAGGACATGATCGATATCGTGTCCATGAATACCAATGGCAACACGCATATACAGGTATTGGGGTGTTTCAATAATTTCACCATCAATTTTTTGGAGATACCCCTTCTCGAGCGTTTTCAGACCAAAATACCCAAACTCGAAATCGCGTTCGGTTTTAATGTCATCTTTCACTTTAGACGAAACCTCGAGAACTTCGTGAGTTACGATACCAGCTTTATGAAGCTTACGCATGGCAATGTGAAAATTGTTTGCGGCTCGTTTTTGGATATTACTTGCCGTGATTCGAGTTGCTAAGATTTCATAATCTGGATCGGATGTGATCATACCGATACAGATTTCAGCCGAAAGTGTATCAATTTCCGGTGTTTTGATACCATCGTAAATAGAAGAAAAGACTTGTTGTGCAATTTTGGTAACATCGACGGTTTCAGAGAGACCTTCTGTGAGTTTTGATATCCTGTTGGTGACGTTATCAAATTTAACGTCTTCAACACGACCGGATCGTTTTGTGACTCTCATTATATAATAGGTACGAATCTATTTTTTAACTTACTTGGAGCACGAGTGTCTAAAATCAGCACTTCTAACCGTCACTGGACCAAGAGTCTCAGCTAAACGGTTGGGCTGGAGAAGGGACGAATTAACGAAAAATTTACCATTAGCATCACCAACTGTGGCGACTGGTGGGTACGAGGCAATGAAACAGTCTGGCGCTTTGCAGATTGGTTTCTCAGTATTACATGGTTTGGTAGAATATGCTTTATCGAAATCGGCGAGGATTAACATTTATATTTACCAATACTTTTTTTCCAGGCCTATATTAAATGTGTGACGCTCTTCACCTCAATACGCTCAAACAGTGTCCAACTCCCCTGAACACTTTGTTCTTTTCGGAGTTCAATATGAATTTACTCCAGCGTGGTATCCGTCAAAGTTTTAGAGACCAAACGGGTGTTGCCATCGATTACCAAAACCCAAGTGATTTATACAGTATCATGCGCGTTGTTTTTATTAACAACTCCGGTGACCCAAACGCGAACGTTCAGGAACAAGTCAAATACATGAATGGTATCGTGATTAAAACAGCCTCGAGTCAAATCCAAACGGGTGTTTCTCAGTACATGGGATACGTCCACGATATAGATACACTCGCTGTCCCAATCGATCGACCCGTAAATACAACAACCTACGGTAAAAAGTTCAGTAAAAGCGAACAAATTGGGTTATAATATAATTAACACGTAATTAGCATTAATTATAATACAAATTTTTGATCATTGTTTGTATTAAAATCGATTTCGAATTTTTACAGTTACACTTATCGATCTCCTCTTGGGGGTCTTTCAACTGAACGAGAAGGCCTTTCAACTGGACGAGAAGGCCTTTCAACTGAACGAGAAGGCCTTTCAACTGAACGAGAAGGCCTTTCAACTGAACGAGAAGGCCTTTCAACTGGACGAGAAGGCCTTTCACCCACGAGACGTTCAACTGGACGAGAAGGATTTCTGTGCTTCATATATCTAACATATCTTTCTTCATCTCCAGTAAGTTCCCTAATATTAATAGATTCACCCAATTCCCTTTTCAGTTCGTGACCTAAATACTTATAGTGTGCCATTGCAATATTTTCCAGTTTACTCTGTTCTGGAAAATCTTCGATACGTGCCTCACTAATCTCTCTACCATACGATAATTGTAACTGTTTATAATTATCAATAGAAACATTCTTCACTATTCTATACATTTTATCCCTTTCTTCGGCCTTTTCAACGACCGAAAGAACTTTATTGTATAAATTCGCGGCTGCACGTTTACTACCTTCTCGTACTTTATCCTGATTAAATTTATAAACCTCACAATTATCTTCTGGTACATCTCCATCACCTTCTTCCATCCACGTAGATACACCTCCTCCTTCATGTTCTTCGGTTTTTCGAACCATTGGTCGACCACACCTTAAAAGTTGTGTTTGTTCAACTTCCTTAACAACTTCCTGTCCCAACATTTCAATATATTCCGCAATTTCGTCTGCGTCTTGTTTATTAACTATACGTTTAGATACCGCTTCGGAAACGAGTGGTTGTTTCAAAACCGCGACCATAACGTCAATCATTTGTTCCATTAACGTACCAACAACCGTAAGACCATTATTCGTTTCGGATCTATACTTTTCGCGGTGGCTGTATTCTTCGACGTTTTTGATTCGGTCTTTAATTGTTTCAAGATCCTCGACGGCCTTGACTAATTCTTTTTTAGCGGCCACATTTTGGGTCGTCACGGTCATATCTTCATCTAATTCTAATTCTTCTTCCTCCCGGTCTTCTAACTGTGTGGTAACATCTTCTGTTTTAACAACCGATGTTGAAGATGTACTCGTTTTTACTGCAACTATTATAGATGATATTGAACATAAAACGACAAACATCATTATTAATGCTACTGTCATTTGGTAACTATTCTGTATTTCACTAAAGTTGGATTTTCCAAAACTTATGGATACCATATGTCTTTATATAATACTTAATTATTTTTTTAACATATAACCTTCAACTGAAACATCTCTGTCTTCGACTTCACCGTCAGCTGGTGCAGTTTCGAGTGAAGTTTCATCTTCGTCTGGTACCGGTTCATCATCACCACCAGTCATGACGTCATCAATAGTATCAGGGGATGGTTCGAGTTCTTCTTCGACTTCTTCGACAACAATTTCGGGTTCGGGTTCTTCGGATTTCTTAAATATGAAAATGTATAAAAGTGTACCCAACACGATGGCGATCACAAGTGACGCAATTATAGCACTTTGGTTCATGGTTTATTATAGTATACTGGTATAAAAAATTTATCTCGATATACTATAAAACATGAGTGAATTAATGCTCGATGATAAAAATACAATGGATGACATGAATCCATTTGTTAATTTCATGCCCGGTTCGAGTCGACAACCACACGCGTTCGGTGAATATACAGGACCAGTGGATGAACCAGAAGAAGAACCATATAAAAGTCCAGCGTGTGATGTCGTTTCCAAAAACGTCGGACGTCCTGGATACAGTTCGGAAAAATGTGATTTATCTAGACCACTTCTTCCAGGAAGAAATATAGATAAAGGGTTTACGAATTTCGAGAGTCGTTTTGATATTGAAAAAGTAAAAAAAGCTGTAAAAGCGGGTACAAATAATAACTTTATTATGAACTTAATTAGTTTATTGTGTCTGATTCTATTAATTGTAAAGTTCTAAATAATCTATCAAGTGTTACCTGATTTGTCGACGTTTCTATAACGTCTGGAAGTATATCCTTACATATTTCCTTTACGAGCTTTTTCTGCCATGAACATGTCTTATTTATAATTGGAGGTAAGAATGTTGGATCCAAAATTTTTATAGAATTCATAATTCGTATGAGTGAATGTATATTTCTATTTTCACACAATGCATTATCTAACGCAATCAAAACCATTTTACGTACAGTTTCGATTGTTTTAACAACCATTGTATCTAGAAACCTCTCGTATCGAGCAGAACCCATACCATAATTAAATTCACAGTTTGTTTTTGTCGTGAATGTATCAATTTTATCCTCGTACCCGATACCATCTGTATACTTAGAATAGTGAATTTCCGTAATTGTACACGTTTTATCTACATGATAAAGTTGGTGACACTGTTTTACGAATGCTGTCATGTACAAATATATAAACACACATCTTTAAACCATTCCAAATTTTTTGTCTGGTTTAAACTCAAGTCGTTTATCGAGTTCTTTTAATTCAATATCTTTCTTCACGTCCATACCTTTACACTCGTGAATTTCAAGAACTATACACCGGGAACAAAACCCTAAGTTACAATATTTACACTCTATTGGTATTCCTTTCTTTTTACACTTAAAACACGGCATATATAGATAACCTAAGTTACCTTTAACCGATATTTTTTTAAGTTAAAATGTATTCAACGATTGCAAATAATACATTTTCATATTTTCTTACACTCAATGAGTTTAGAGAACGTTTGAAACGTGAACACCCTGAAATTGAACCATCATGGATTAAACTTACAACAATAACCATGATTTCACAATTCAAACGGGGTATAAATATACAATTTCTGAAAACTTTCTTTGAAGAATACGAATTAAAACTCGCGAGAAAAGGGAAAGAAAAACGTAAATTTATTTGGAGAATGAAGGACACAACGTTTTATAATCAGATATCACTCGTTTATGAAGATTATCACAGTACAAAATCTATAAAAGTGTTTCCGAACGGGAGTATTCAGGTTGCTGGATGTGCTGATTTATTCGATTGTAAACGTGTTATTAAACAGCTCTCTTGTATGTTCAGTCGAATCTTGGGTAAAGAGTATGTTATCCCAGAAGATACGTTCCGTGTTGTTATGATAAATTCAAATTTTAGTTTGAATAAAAATTTAAACCTTCTTCAAACTGCACAAAAATTTGAATCTGTTTTTAAAACATCATTTGAACCAGATCGATATTCAGCTGTCAAAGTAAAATTTCGACCGTCAGAGGACATGAAAGAGATTACGACGAGTATATTCAGTACAGGAAAGATTATTATCACGGGTGCAGAAACACTCAAAGAGATTGCGTTTGCGTATAACATCATCGTATCACATATTCTCGAAAACAAAAAAAGTATACTTACAACAGATGTTGATCCCCTTAAAAAAGAAGTTTTCGATATAGCATCAGGGTACAGTATAAATGAAATTATAGAATCGGCTAATGGTTTAGGTCATAAATCATGGGTCGACACAATCAAAAATAAACAAATTAATTTCTAATGTAATATTAATATATAAGATGTCTCAAAGACTTGGTATGGCCGACGGTCGATGCTTCACTGTAAACACTTCGAACCAATTACTCAACAACTATCTCATGAAACAAAATGGTATCACTTTTGAGGATAACTATTCGTTTCGCAAAATGCTCCAGCAAAAGGGCCCAGAAATTTTGAAACCTGTACAAGATTTACAGGGTACTGAAAAATGTGGGGCGTGTGATAAAGCGCTTCTCAAAGTACCAGACATTTACTAAATGGGTACGATAAATCACAACTTTTAACTTCTTTAAGTTTTATAGAGAATGACACAGTGTGCCATATGTCTCAATGAGGTAAGGCAAACCAGAAAAAATGTACCCTTGCGATGTGGTCATTTATTCCATTCACATTGTCTACAAAACTGGAAAAATAAAGGAAAAGTAACATGTCCCGTGTGTCGTAAAGTATTTGATGGTGAAAATTTCAGGGTACAGATTACCGTACATAATTTATTTGAAGATACATCAAATACGGTAACTATAGAAGACGATTTCATTTTTGACGCACTTGATATATTTTTTGATATAGGAAACGATACTGATTTATCGAGTCTTCTTGGGGACTTTGGGGTGAGTGTGGCCGACTTTGATTCCTCTATTCTTAACACAGAATGAGCTACAATACTTTTGATAACTTAACCCAGGGTAATCACGAGACGATGTTCTCGGATCCTGAATACTCTTACCTTTAGCATCGACTAATAATGGACCCGTCGCCCACCCCCTTTTATGACTAAATACATTTGCTTTAAACTTTAAAAGTCTACCGGGTATGAGTTTACCCGCCTTTTTTACGCGACTTACCGGAACTTTAAAGAATTTCGCTATATTCTCGTACGTGTTCCCTTTTTTTACTTTATATTCAACTGCACCATGTTGTTTATAAAAGTGAAAATCACCTTGTCTAAAGTAGTTTCTTTGATTACCGGGTGCTACAAACATCATAACTTTAAAATGATCCCGTTTACATTTTTCAGTAGCTTTTGCCGTGTATACCTTTTTAGGATTATCCGCAATAACTCTTTGTGGTAACCCTTTACAATTTGTATACGTATGAGAAAGATTACGAATACCAGCCCGTTCACCTGGTACGCTTTTTTGTAAACGCATTTTTTCGTAATCACCTACGGCATACGCATAACAATTATTGTTACCTACACCGACTGTACGACCCCATAATCTTTGGGTATACTTTGGTTCAGAACCACTCAGAGGAAGGGGTTTACTCATTACTAATATCATAGAAAAAAATATTGGTAATTAATAAAATGCTCAGAGATCTCGCCAACGCTAAAAAAATGAACGAAGTTATAACTGAAATCCTCGTCTTCATCCTATCTATCCTTATCAGTACGTTCGTACTCCGATTTGCGTGGAACCAATCACTCGTCAAACACATATCGACTCTTAAACCAATCAAGACCTTTCAAGATGCGTTTATCCTTTCCCTCGCTCTCTCCGTTGTTAGAGGTATCTAATTAAATTTCCTTGTACCCAGTGATTCTTTCACCATTTGGTGAATCCATAACTGGAAATGCATCAATTCCGTCGCATTTGCCTTTTTCGCAATCGACGAATTTGTGATCAATACCTTTCTTTTTTAAGTATTCTAACTGTTTCGTGGTCCAACCACACCATGTCGTACCATAAACGGTCCACGTCCCGGTACCTTTATCACTTTCCTTTTGTATTTCCACTTTCTTCCCTGTATTTAAAAATATATACGCGTTGACTGCTCCAAGAATAATAAATGGTAACATGTTTTTATATCTATTTGATATATTTTAATTTTAGTTCCTGGCATATATTAGAGATTGTTTTACCTTTTGTGGGTATATTTAGAATGTTTGCAATTTTAATGAGATCACCTTTTTTATAAGAATCACACTTACGTGTTCCTATCTTAACATAGCCTTTCTTAGATAATGAAACTTTAGGAGGTGTAGGGTTACCACCATGTTTTACAATAATAGATTTTGGTTTTTTAGGGACGGTAGGACCTAGCATATCAAGAACTTTAGATAATTCCTGTGGTTTCTCTCTGTACGGTGAAAAGTATCGATCTTTAAATATTCGACTAAACGTTGGTAATCTCTCATGACCACTAACTAGTGAAACACGTAATCTAAAATCAAATATTTTTTGTGTTTCACGACCCATATAGTCGGATGGTAAAACACGATTAATAAACTCAATAGTCTCCACACCACTACGTATTTTTTCACCTTTTAAGTATTCTCTTAGCGAATTAAGAAAAAAGTGAACATCATACATATAATGTGATTCTCTGAATATACCATGTTTACGTTTGTAATCACCTGAATCTATCTCAGGGTTAGGTATACCGTTAATAGCAGAAAAACCAAAATCGTTTAACGATGCTTCTATACCGATATCGTGAACTTTTAGAACTGTATCATCGATTTTAAAACGTCTTATACCCGTCGATTTAACATTGGTACTTATCAAAACGTTTTCTGTATGTAAATCGTGGTGTCTAAACGATGGATATTTTTTATGAATTCTATATAAATTAAAAAGTACATGTGTTACTATAGTTCTTAAATGTATTGGACGGAGTGTATTTATATTATTTTTTATAAAACTGGATAAAGTACCACTATTTGCATATTCCGTATAAATTATAGAGTATTTCTTCTTTTTTTCGTTAACACATTCTTGATACGCGTACATTCGCATACCACTCAATTTTTCTATACGTTTACCTATTTTATATTCGTACCTATTTGAACCATCAGATACTTTTATTGCAACGGGTTTTTTACACTCTTTATCTACACACCCCAAAAACACTTCACCCATTTCACCTTTACCAATTTTACGTAAACCTTTCTTTGTACTTAAAGACCCATTTACACTAAAATTGGTACTTGGTTTGTAAAAGACCTCATGTGGTCTACATCCAATACCCTTAATAGCAGTTATTACATTTTTACCTAAAAGGTTTCTTTGTTTTTGTGTTTTAACATTTTTCTTATTTTTAGAAAGAGAGGCTATTTTTTTCAAATCCTCGATATGTCTTTCACGTTCCATACTGGTATATAATAATATTTTATTCGTCAATTTCTTCTTCCGTGTATTCTTCTTCTACGATTTCATCACCATCGAGACCCTGGAATGCAAAGGATGGGAGTTTTGCAGATTGTTGGCATAGAACTTGTGAAAGACGAACACTCACACCAAACTTGTTATCAATAAACCAGATTTGGTTTACATCGACGATACATGCACACCTTTGACCCTTTTCGATCTGGTCAACCGAAATCATTTCACGCGCCGAGTTATACGCTTCAGCCAAGAAGTCACCGGATGGTTTCGTCATGATCTTAAGTTTCATAGTATCCGGGTATTCCTCTTTACCCTGACGAACGAGTGGTTTATACAGAGCTTCACGAATGACATTAATGTCATACGCTTTACCGAGCCATTCCTTAGAGTTATCAGCAACAGTCTTAATGATAATTTCGTCAAGTTCTTTCAGTTTATTAGAAAGTGCCATGGCGTCTTCGTTATCGGTATCAAAGGATAAGTCGAGTGAATATGAAGTTTTATTGGTAGCTTCATCAGTGAAAGCGCTCATACCAAACGGCGAACGCATAAACGGGAGTTGTAAATAGAGTTTCTTTTTACCATCTTGTGCATTGATATACACGGTTTTTCCGCCGTTCTTGTTTTTCTTCATTTTCGTGAAGGTAACAGACGATGGTTCAAATTGTTCGGAAACTTGGATAATGTTAGACATTGTATTTTATATATCATATATGAACTCAAACTTTAAGTCGGTTTTTTTTTCTTGATACAATGTATATAAAATATACCAATGGGTCTTTTTAAAGATTGTGGTTGCGGATGCGATGGTAAAAAACAGGAACAAAAATTCCTAATTTCCATAATGTCTGCGTTAGTTTTCTTTGTTGTCGCGAACCCAGAAACATTTCGCATTATGCGTAAAGTATTTGGGTCATGGGTTTCCAGCCCAACTGGTTGTCCATCAACAGGTGGTCTCGCACTTCACACGATTGTTTTCATGCTCGTCACATGGGGTATGATGAACATAAAGCGTGAAGAATATGCACCATTCGAACCCCCGACTGAAGAAGTTGTCGGACCATCGCCAGTACCAGGACCCACACCAGGTCCAACCCCGCCACCAAAAATGGTCGATATGCCATCACCTTTACCATGTATGGTAGAAGAACAGTTTTCGACGTTTGATTCAGGTATGAAACTTGAACCTATGGATCTGTCATCTGGTTATGAAAATGATATGTATTAAACCCTTAATTAAAATTCTTCATCAAACTCTATGGATGTTGTATCTTCATCCATCTTACCATAATCACCGACACGCTTTTCAAAAAAGTTTGTTTTACCATCGAGTGATATATTCTCCATAAAATCAAAGGGATTTTTCGTATTCCAGATTTTATTGTGACCCACTTGTTTTGATAATCTATCCGCGACATATTCGATATATTCTGACATTTTACCTGAATTCATGCCTATGAGACTACATGGAAGCGCGTCTGTAATGAATTCCTTTTCGATCGAAACGGCATCTCTTATAATTTCTTCAATTGTATTTTGAGATGGTTTATTTTTTAACATATTGAATAATTCAACCGCAAATTCTTGGTGCATTCCTTCATCTCGACTTATAAGTTCGTTACTAAAACATAAACCTGGAAGTAACCCTCTTTTTTTTAACCAGAAAATGGCACAAAAACTACCCGAAAAGAATATACCTTCAACACACGCAAAGGCTAATAATCTTTCTGCAAATGGTCGCTTTTTATCAAACCATTTCATAGCCCATTTCGCTTTCTTTTCTATACACGGAATTGTTTGAATTGCTTCGAACAACTGTTTCTTTTCACTTGAATTTCTTATATATTTATCTATGAGCTTGCTATACGTTTCACCATGTACCATTTCATTATGCGATTGATAGGCGTAAAATGATCGTGCCTCTGTAAGTTGAATTTCATCCGCAAAATTGTTATTTATATTTTCAAAAACTATACCATCAGAACCAGCAAAAAAAGCTAAAATATATTTTATAAAATGTTTTTCATTATCACTTAATTCATTCCAATCATCCATATCTTTGGAAAAGTCGATCTCTTCAGCGGTCCAATTTGACATCTGGGCCTTTTTATACAAAGTCCATAAATTTTCGTGTTCTATTGGAAATACAGTAAACCTACTGAGTGTTGGTAAAAGCATTGGTTCCGATTCTTCCAAGTACTCTTGGAATTCAAAGAAGTCTCCCACCAGGGTATCATTTATCAATATTTGTGGGTATGTAGAAGCTTGTGTACCACATCTAGTTTTTAGTTCGGTTTTATCAACCATTGTTTTTATGTATTCGAGGTTATAGTCCTTACAAAGGTTTACTGCGTGTTCGCAATACGTACATCCATCTTTGGATAAAATTTCAACTCCCATCTGTGCTAATACTTGTAAATATTTTTGTCGTAAAACTTTAGATATGATTAATTTTTATGAAATACAGCCTGGAGATTTAGTCCGGGTTCTTGTGAATATAGAGGATGATATAGAAGATGAACTGTACGCCAAAGTAAAAGAAAACAACAAAGACTATATTGTTGTTTCGTATTATTCCGAAACGTCCCTAACGTATAAATGTGCACGTTTATATGAATTAGATGAAACTAAAGACGAACTTGTTCAAGAAATGAGCCTTTCTGAACATCATCAGTCTCCAACCTATTTCAAAAACATTAAGGATAACTTATATGCGATGATAGATGATATAGATTCTGATGAAGATAGTGAAATAGTAGATGAATCTGATGACGATGGGAGTGATCTCGAGGACTTTATTGTCCCAGACGACGAAGTTGATGGGATGGTTATACCACCACCAAACAATGCTACTATTGATAAAGAATGGGACGAATGGGAACCTCGAAGCCCGGGTTCTTTACGTTTCAAGGAAATAGTAAATGTTATAGAAACACACGCAAAAATACAAGCGGATGAATTGAATTTTTAAAACCTAAGTGCGATTTATCATTTTCATAAATATACCGATTTAGTATAAAAATGGAAGAACTCACTACTACAATATGGTCCCATGTGGACAAACTTTTAAAAAAACCATTACTAAAAAAGCCAATTAATACTTATACGTGTAAAGAATGTAACGGAACAAAGGTGTTCTCAAAAGAAGGTATGCCAACGTGTTCAGAATGTGGACTCGTTGATTCCATGTTTATAGACGAAAGTCCTGAATGGACGAGTGGTATATCCGACGATGGTAAAGTAAACGATCCTTCGAGGTGTGGTGGGCCGAACGCAAACCCGGAACTCTTTTCTCAAGCGTGGGGTAAAGGAACAATTATCGCAACGCAACACGCATCCACATATGAAAATAAACGTATGGCTAAGATTAATTTTCATCAATCCATGAACCATAAAGATCGCGCATTGTTTCATGCGTATAAAAGTATAGATGAAGCATGCCCAAACTTACCTGATTCGGTTTTAAAAGATGCTAAAATGATGTATAGAAAATTTAATTTAGAAAAGTTGACGAGAGGTGCGGTTCGTTCGGGTATTAAAGGTAACTGCGTTTTATACGCGTGTCGTTTATCGAAAATTCCAAGAACAACAAAAGAAATTGCAGACATGTTTAGAATAAATAGTAAAGATATTAGTCGAACAACGCAGATGTTTACAGAAACACTTTTAGGTAAAACAGAAAAAAACTATGTTACGCGACCATTTGATGTCATGCAGAGGTTACTCAACGAGTTTACAGTTACAAGAGAAGAAAGACTTAACTGTAATAAAATGTGCTCTAAACTTGAAAACTGCTCGGAACTTATGAGTAAAACACCAAACAGTGTTGCGTCGACTATCATTTATTTTGTTCTCAGGGATAATTTTACAAAAACAGAAATATGTGAAAAATGTGGTATATCTATACCAACATTAAATAAAATTGAAACTATAATTAAAAAATACTTAGAGGAATAGAACACTAAAATTGTAATATGATAAAATTGTTTTTAAGTACCCCGTGTTACGGTGGTATTTGCTTAGAAAAATACATGATAGGTGTCATAAAACTTCAATTACTCTTAATGAAAGAAGGTATCCAACTCATGATTGATACAACAGAAAATGAAAGTCTCGTACATCGCGCACGTAACGTTGCAGTTGGTCGATTCATGCAGAAATCAGAGGCGGACTATTTTATGTTTATAGATGCGGACGTTGATTTTGATCCTGCGTCAGTTGTTCGTCTTATACGTTCTGGTCACGAAGTCTCTGTCGCTATTTACCCTAAAAAGGTTGTTATGTGGGATCAAGCTAAAACTGCGATAGAAGCGGGTGATACTCGAGATTTATCGATGCTTTCATCCAGTTTAGTCGCAAATATTGGTGCTACCCAAAGATCGGTCGTAAATGGATTTGTTGAAGTTTTAGATGGTCCAACAGGGTTCATGGTTATTACTCGAAAAGCATTCGAAAAAATGCATGAAAAATATAAGGACCTTGATTGTAAAAATGATCATCAAAACCGAGACTTTGACGACTATTGTGCGGTATTTGATTGTATGATTGACCCAGATAATAGAAGGTACCTTTCCGAAGATTACGCGTTTTGTAGACGATGGCAACAAATAGGTGGTAAAATATATGCGGATTGTAATACAACGCTGGGACACGTCGGAAATTTACCCTTTAGTGGATGCTTAAATGAAAGGCTTAAGGCTTAGAGTATATATGTAATAAAATATGAGAATAGCGACAATACTCGTAACACGTGGTAAATCGTGTCATGTAAAAACATTACACACAATCCTTAAATTTAATTTAAAGTGTATGCAAAGGGGTAATACAGAAAATGAAGTTGTTTTTGTAGATGACGAACCATTTGAAAAAGCTGAAATTATTTATAAATATTTAAAAAGTCACGATCGTATTTTCTTTGTAGATTTTGGTATTAGTGTTGATGAAGCTTCAATTGATAAAGTATTCGATAAACATGATGGTATTGGGTGTCTCGTTTTTCCAGGTGTCACTGAAGGTATAGATTGGAATATGTTCAAAGAAAAAGTGGTTTCGAAATCTAATGAACCCGTTGAACAAATGGGGTTACATTTCGATACAATAGTCGCAAATAGAATTTCGGATGATATATATGCCGTAAACGAGACATCTGCAAAATCGTGGGTTATGATGAATAAAAACGTCATGAAACATTTAAAAGATAAGAAAAATGGTTCGTTTAAAATACATCCGAGAATGAAAAACATGTTTTTAAAATTCAAAGAAGCTGGTATCAGAATTCATGCGTATACAGCAGCTAAGTTGATCATGACATATAGTCACGAATGTATTAGTAATATTCTAAACGCTGCAGGTGTTAAATCAAATTAAAGAATAGAGTAATTATATAGAACATAATGACACGTGTATCTGTAAAGACGGGTGACCCACTTTACAAATATGCGATCTCCTTTATGGAATCCAAATGGGGTACTAAAAAAGGTATATTTCCGGGGTGTCAACCTATTTCAATAGAACGGGAACACTTTGGTATACTCGCAAATAACAATTATGTTGTATGTGAAAAAACGGATGGTACGAGATATATGATGTTAGCATTCATGTATGAAAATAAAAAAGTATGTATATTTTTGAACCGTGCACTCGAAATGTTTGTATGTCCACTCAATTTTAGACGACCGATATATGAAGGTACTATACTTGAAGGTGAATTATACGAGAATATATTCATGATATACGATTGTTTAATGACATGTGGTGAGGTTATTGGTCAACAAAACTTTTTACAGCGACTCGAACACTGTGAAAAGACAACTAAAAAGATGATGGTTTTAAAAACAGATCCAATATTTTTAAAGGTTAAAACGTTCCATCTTCATACCGAGTTTAATAAATTTATGGATGTATATCTCCCAACCGTCAAACAGGAAATGGATGGACTTGTTTTTACACCTATAAACGAACCCGTGCGTACAGGTACACACGAAACTATGTTCAAATGGAAACCAAGAAACAAAAATACAATTGATTTCAAAGTGAAGAAAGCACCAACAGCCGAAACGCCTGGGTGTGTACCGGGTCCACCTGTATGGCGATTATATATACAAGATAAAGGCAAACTTATACACGAGTCTCAGATACCAATTGAACGTATGCCCGAATATAAATGGTTGAGAGAAAATGATATTGTTGAGTGTATGTACGTCACGTGGGAAAATGGCCCCCTTTGGTGGAAACCATTAAAAAAACGAACCGATAAGACGTTTCCGAATAGTCGACGAACGTTTTATAGAACACTCGTGAATATTAAGGAGGACATTCAGATGAAGGAGTTTTTAGACTGTAGACCAAAATGTAATGACTATCTTCTTTAGGTAATTCACTCAGTTTACCTAAACTATCATCATCTTGTATGATCCAATCTTCACCGAATTTAGCCATAGATATGTAATGACCACCCCACTGAACACCCTTATGAATTATAGAACCACGTAAATCGTACCCCATTTTTAAAGATTTATCAATCTTTACATTACTTTTTTTATCGAATGATACAAGTAGAATTTTCGGGTTTTTAGATATAAAACACCGTGTTGTTGCGACGTGGTGTTTCACGTTATCATCGTCAACATACCCTTCCACTACGTTCCAATTGTATCCTTCCTCTATCATTTCGTCTATACTTTTTACTTCATTTTTCATATTTAAAATATGAATACAAAAAGGTGTTTTTATAACATTTTTACTTGCGGGTGATATTGTTACTTGTGTTGTTTCACCGTAAAGAAGGTCTTTAATTATAGGGTATCCTTTTTCGAGTATATCTATAATACATAATAAAGCGTCCTGAGCATCGTGAGGTTCACCAATTTTAAATCTCGGGTACAATTTCACAAATTCTTGTAAAAGTGGTTCAAGTGTAAAAACCTTCACTTCATGTGTTGAAAAGTAAACGTGTACAACGTGTTCGTATATTTTTGTAAATAAACAATCACCTTCATATTTATTTCGTACTATATGAGATGATATATCGTGTATATGTAGAAAACACTGTATAGCCGAATTAAAATAACACGTGTTTCCAATGTTTGTGAAACCGTGCATCTAAAAAAGGTGTATATAAAAGGCTTAAGAAGAAGACGCGATACATAAATGTAATAAAACATGAACGTACATAAAATTTGTGATACAATTCAACCCATTCTCGATAAACACAAGAATGAAGAACACGTTGAAATGGAATTTCGTCTCGGTAAATATAATGGAACCTTCTTCGATACGAATATAGGTGAAAAGATGTATATTAATCTCTTGAAAGGTCTTAATAAATATTCTGGTTGGGATCGTATCGAAACTTCACAAACGGATGTATTTTTTCGTGAAAAGGATAATCTTCGTATAACAATAGATGAAACTACAAATGAAGAAACTATTATAAAAAAAGAGAGAGTACATGTTGAGGATTTTAAACAAATCAAGGATACACCTTTTGATATACGGTTTGCTATATGTAAAGAAATCCCTATGGAACATGATTATGAAAGTGAAATGGATGGTAAAAAAACGAAAACACGTACGTCATATATTCGTAAGAATGTATCTATTGATATGACATCTATTTCTGGTAATACTCAAGATATGGATTCGGAAGATCCGTTTACATACCAAATTGAATTTGAAATTATAAAACCCCAAAATGTTGAAGATAAGGATACATTATTTAATATTATTCATAAGATAAAAGATTTATTTATTATGTTAGAATAGTATATAGTATGATCATAGTTTGGGTACTTATACTTATAACTGTAATATTTATTATGATACGTGAAGCTGATAATATTACAGGTGAACGCGTGTCTATTCTTGGATTTTCTACAAAATACTTTCACATGTCAAATGGTGAATCAAAAAAGATGTATGAACAAATGCGTAAGGATGGTATACCCGACGAATCACTTAAAGAATTTATCATGATGGAAGATAGATTTCTTAATCTTGAACGTTTATCCGTGTGTACACAAACCTCGAGAATAATTGAGGCATTTGGACTTTCTAAAGAAATAAAAGATAATTTTCTCGGGTATGATTTTTCGTATCATGCGAAACACCTTAAACAAATTTCCGAACCACACAAACTTATAAATCGAAGTATAGTATGTTTGTGAGGTACAAAAGTGTACGTCGATGTGTTCCAGGTTCCATTTTATGCATATTATCGTATATGAATAGCATAAGATTTTGGTCATCGGGGTCGCGATATGTTTCTAAATAGTCTTTAGGATTTTCAGAGTTTATAAAATCATCCGTACAATGGTATTCAATTTCTAATTTACCCATCTTACACCCACCTTTTCTTTCAATGCTAATATAATCTGCTAAAGTATAAAATATACTATCTATAATGCTCGACAAAATATATTTATCCCAACGATCTTTATAATCTATAATAAAGTCATTTGTATTTTGTCGGACACGGTTTAATATTAATTCCCTTGGGTCTTCCATCCTTTTATTTATTTTTGCGTTTATTCTTTAACGCAGATGGTGTATTTTGTTGAAGTTGACGTTTTATTGTAACGTAATTCTTTATTTTACTACTATTAAGAGGGTATGTTTTTGGTAAATTCGTCGCATATTTTATAACGTTATTTACCATATTTTTACCAAACTTACCGTACAACTTTTGTGCTTCATTTCTGAGTAGTTTTTTCTTAAGTGTATTTTCTTGGTTAAGTTTCATGTTTTTGACCATAGCTTTTTTGATGTCGTTTGCGACCATCTTTCTTATAACACCGTTACGTGAAGTTACATTAAGAGAATTATTCTTTTCAGCCTTATTTAATTCTCTCTTTATATCACGTACATTTTTATCCAAATTCATAACTTTACCATACTTTGTCATCCATTTCTTACCGTACATTCTAACGAGATCGTTTCTTATACCCGTATCATTGAGTTTTCTTCTCTGATTGGTCACGTTCCGATTTCTTCTCATTTTAAGTGCGTATTCCATTTCATTTGCAAGTGAATTTGGTGAATTTGCTGTATTTGGTTTATTTTGAAGTTTATCACATAACATTTTTACAGTATCCCTGTCGTCAATCGTGATACCCTTAGATAATGCCATCGCAACGAGTTGGTCTTTTTTCATCGTTCGACACAATTTTCCATCTATTTTTAAGTTGGACGTACCCTTCTCAATGGCATCGAGTGCCGAACATATAACATTTTTAGTATTTTTTTGACGTACCCCAACAACACCCAACTTTTTAGCAACGTCGAGTAAAACGGGTTTTGTAAGTCTATCACATTTACGCCCACCTATTTTCATTGTACCATCTTTATCATAAGAAATAGAAACGTTTTTAGGTGTACTTTTTTTCTTAGAAACACTTCGTTTCTTAGGGATTTTAAAACAGCACTCAGATCCCTGTGGGTTTTTACGAACTTCAAACCCATCTTTACATGGTGGGCGACGTGGTTTAGGACACGTCGACGCTTTTACAGTTTTCATCATAGGAAGTTTTGGAGCATTTACATTACGGTTTACCAAACCCAATGTGTACCCTAAAACATGGAGTAGTTTTACCATATCAACACCTACTTTATATGCGTTTTCGAGGTCATCTGGATCACTTTCACCTTGAACTTGAACGACACCCGAACCAAGTTTTCCCGATTTGGTCGATAAAACAAAATTATGATCTTTATACGTTATGTATAAAAAAGGTGTCAATTCAGACTCGTAACTAATACTTTGTGCTTTTACCGGATTTTGTTGTGAAATTCTTGTTAAATCAAAGTTTACGTTTGTATTAAAGAACCCAGAAATATTGTTATATTCAATTTCGTTATATAAAAATCCCTGTTTTTGTGTATATGTATCAACTAAATATTTACGCAAAGCTTCTGGTTGTTTTTTAAGATTATTAGACCCTAAAAACCCACCCGAAAAACGGATTTTACCATTACTGTAAATGACAAACGTGAATTTTTTCTGTTCAGTGCCGTCCATGGTGTAACCACTTAACTGTACTGAAAAGAATTCCTTTTTTAAATCACCCTTTAAGCCAAAATTAGACGTGTGTATGGCACCTGTTTGAAACCTTCCATAATAACCCTTAATCTCGTTAAGATCAATGGTTAAACCAGTTGCTATTTGAGCATGACCCTTTGGTTTTTGTTTTAAAATGTATTGTAAGTCTACACGTTTTTCATCCTTTGAAAACTTTTTGTTTACAAGAACATTGTACATACCCGGATGAAATTTTCCAATTTTGAGACCACCCCTTTTAGTTGGTGCTACCTTGGATTCGGTCTGAATAGACACATTCGAATTTTTTACAAATTGCCTGGGATCCATATCTTAATCTAACGTGATATTTTAATTAATAATCGTTAGCAAATGTAGCATCGTCATTCACTATATCTAAACCAAATATGAACGCCTGTCTGGGGTAATTACGCCCCTTATATGTGAGTGTTACTTCGCGAACTTCTATTTCACGCTGACTGAACGGACCCACGTAAAAATCCTGAGTAAATCGAGGTTTTCCAAGATTATTTGCTTGACAATGTGAATTGAATAACGCGACAAATTCTTTTTGTGGACAAAATAATTCCTTTCCATAATTTACACCGGTCGATTGCATGAAGTTTTCGAGTGTACTCGCAATCGTTGCGACTTGTTTTTGAACCGCCTTGAAATATTCTGGAACGACATTCCAAATATCTCGATCTGCATACTTTTGCGCGTATTCAAGATATGCACGAATACACTTTTGAAGTATGATGGGTAATTCTGCATCGAGTTTATATTCGAGTGTTGGGTCGGCATCCTTGACTTGTTTACCAAAGTTCCAGGTAAGAATACGACGCAAAACACTACCTGAATTATCTTTCCAATTTGGAACTTCATTACCACCGAGTATACCAGGTGTTGTCCATTCAAACGATTTAGCTTTTTCGTGTTTTACCGCGATGGATACGTCTTCACCAGATACAATAGACTGAAATTCAGCCTGTTCGAGTTGTAAATCACCTTTTACTTCGGGGGCTATGAACATAAATGCATCATAAATGGATGATAATCCAAATTTCTTTTCAACATTATTTGAAAGTGTACGTACATCGTCGGCGTTATAGAATTTACGAAACACTTTTGTGATAAGAGTCGATTTACCTGAACGCGCAATACCTTTTAAGAAAGGTATAACCTGCCATGTATCTATATCATTTACATCAAAACATAAACGACCACCCATAACATACATCCATTTAGATATATCAGAATCAAACTTTTGGTACTCGAGAACCGATTGAAAAAAAGGAGTTGGAATATCATACCAGTTTTCTAGATGTTCGTAATTCGTAAATTCCTTATCGAAATATTTACAACTTACAATGGTTTGATCAAGATTTTTAAATTCACGCGACTCGTACGTATAAAAGTTCGATTCATAGAGACCTGTTTGTGCAGACCACTCTTTACCTATAAAAATACCATTTTTAAACGACCAGACATGTCTATTTTTAATAATCTCTGGAAACTGCATATCTTTACAATGTGTTAAGTGTCGAATAACGTCGTTATACGCTGATCCACGACTCGATAAATTTTTCCAAAGTTCATACCGTGTCTCTTTCTGTGCAACTCCATAAACATACTCCTGTATTGTTTCGACTTGTTTCCATGCACGTGTATCTTTACCATCTTCGGTCTTAATCTGTGTACAACAGTACCCTTTGTATCTTTTAACATTCGTTTCGTAAAGGTTTTGTAAACATGCAAGAATGGCCTGTTGATATGGTGCTAATTCCTCTACCTTTTCCATAGTTGAACACCTGAAAATAGATGGATCTGACTCTGGGTTTATAGGAACATATGTCGGGTTATTGATACGTTCATGTATACGTGCCGCTCTAAAAATAATTTGCCATGCATCATCAACCTGATCAATAAGACGATTTATACGCATGGATATTTTCATATCTTCATCGTCTTCTGTATCTAAAAGTCTTAAAACTTCAGCCCGATGATACATTTGTCCTAATTGCATTTTTAGGCGTTTGTGGTTTCCAGAAACAAGTTCAACGTCAAACCGAACGGGTAACCCCGTTTCAGGGTCGAGGTCCTGAGGATTTATAAAGTTTTTATATCCAAGTTGGAACGATATCATACTATTATCCGTAGTATTGATGTCCCACATATCTTCTAATTCTGATAGAAGGTGCATAAACTCTTCAGGGTTGAGTGATTGAATCTGGTTAGACCACATAATAGCATTGGATTCACGTTGATTTGATTCCGAACTAATAAAATGTGTTTCCTCCATTTTCTTTTATTACATATGGATTATTTTTCTAAGTTAATTTTTTTGCATCTGAGATAACATTTTTATGAGTATTTTGTTTTGAACTTCCATCTGTCTGGAAATATTTACCAGCGCGGAACATACGGTATCACCATCTTCAGTCGCGAGGACCGAACTTAAGAGTCCACCCATATCCATCATATACGGTTCATCTTCCATATACTCATCAAAATCGTCAATATCCGGGAGTTCACCTCCGACTGTAGTTAATTCATCTTCTTCAATATTCGATCCAGTTTCAGATTCAAATTCGCTATTTTCATAAATTTCTTCAGACTGATCAAATTCTTCATTTGGTTCAATAAGTGTTTCTTCTTGGTCGGTCATTTATATGTACCAGGAAAAATGGGGTCGAGTTTTTTCGCAGGTTTCACCCGAAATAAAAATCTCTGCCTATAGTACAAAAACAAACAATATGGCCGGTGGTCTCATGCAACTCGTCGCCTACGGCGCCCAAGATGTCTACTTGACTGGTAACCCAAAAGTCACTTTCTTCCAGGCTGTTTACAAACGCCATACTAACTTTGCGATGGAAAACATCGAACAAACTGTCAACGGTACCGCCGCGAACTCCGGTCGCGTCTCCGTCACGGTCGCCAGAAATGGTGATTTGATCGCGGACATGTACGTTGAATTGACTGTGAATAACTCGTCTTTGGACAAGACCGAGCAGGCGTGGGTCGCGGAAGCCGCGATCTCCACTGTCGAATTGTCCATCGGTGGTCAAAGAATCGACAAGCACTACCAAAAGTGGTGGAGATTGTACGCGGAATTGTACTTGGACGAATCCGCGAAGTTGAACTACGGTAAGATGTCTTCGGCTGTCGCGGACAACGAAAAGGTTTTCTTGCCATTGATCTTTTTCTTTAACAGAAACCCAGGATTGGCCTTGCCATTGATTGCCTTGCAATACCACGAAGTCAGAATTGACTTTGACTTGTCCGGTGTCTACGACACTTACTTCGACTCGTTCAAGGTGTGGGGTAACTACGTCTACCTTGACACTGAAGAGCGTAGACGATTTGCGCAAAAGGGTCATGAATACTTGATCGAACAAGTCCAACACACTGGTACGGATCAATTGGGCTCCGCCGATGCTACCAAGCAAATCAGATTGTCGTACAATCACCCAGTCAAGGAATTGGTCTGGTGTTGCACAGAAACCTCTAACGTTATCGGTGACGCCAACCAATTGTGGAACTTTACTGACACCGAGGTTACGGTGTCTTCCTTGATGGCGGCGGATTTGGCATCTAACGTGTCGATTGCCCCAGGTGCCGCGGGTGCGCCAGTTTTGATCGGCGATGTGCAATTCGACGAAGAAACTTCGGGTCCATTGAAAGAATTCAAATTGGTCCTCAACGGTCAAGACAGATTCAAGGAACAAGGCGGTAAGTACTTTAACACCGTCCAACCATTCGTCCACCACACCGCCTCCCCAATGGCGGGGATCTACTCGTACTCTTTTGCGCTCAAGCCAGAAGAGCATCAACCAACGGGTACCTGTAACTTCTCCAGAATCGACAACGCGCAAGTCTCCATCAAGACGAAGGCTGGTTCGGGCAAGGGGAGTCTTAACATGTTCGCGACGAACTACAACGTCCTCAGAATCCAATCGGGTATGGGTGGCCTTGCGTTCTCCAACTAAGCGTCTATTAAGCGTTTAAAAATTTAAAAAATAAATAAAGTGGGATCCCCGGGTACCGAGCTCGAATTCGCCCTATAGTGAGTCGTATTACAATTCACTGGCCGTCGT